GCTCCATCCTGAGATTTCTGCGGCTCAGCTTTTGGAACTGCGGCTATGTTCTGCGCAGCTCATTACTGACCCTGATACTGATAATTTTTATAAGTATGGTTCTATCAAGTGATTATGTCCTTGATACCATCTTTAAATTATCACATCATCTGAAAGCAATTCCTTACGCTATTCAGTGATGCAGGTGTTTGCTAGCTATGGTTTTACGACACCATAGGAATGTGGTGAGGTATACCGAAGTACGTATACTTCCTTAGCTAGTAAATTTTGTAAGTTAATTCTTCAATGGAATAAAACTATGAAGAGTGAGAATGTGTTTAGTGCGAAGCGTTTCGACACTGATAGAGTAGCTAAACAAATATGGCTAACTCTATGTAAGGACTTCCGCTGTGCTGAGGGCGAAGATTTTGCCCAGAAAGCTTTAGAGGCGTTCAATGCTGGTATTAAACCCTTCAGGGAGTATTCTTTTCCTGAGCTGGGTGAAATATCACCTCTTAGATTTAAGAGGTATAAACAGCTTGCATCGCTTCTTAAGAAGTACAGATTCGGGACAGACGCGTTAAGCGACACTGAGTTGGAAACAAAAACTCTCGATAAGTTTTTCGAGAATCAACTCCGCATTAGCGCGCCGCAACAGCAATCCTACCTCTCTAAAATGGTTTTACAGAGAGCTAGGGTTATTGCTAAAAGAATACTTGGACCTTTTGATAAGGAACGAGTTTTCGAATTTGCCCGATTCGGAAGGAAGAGCTCAATTGGATGTCCGTTAAGCCTTGCATACCTAGATGAGAAATTATCTAGTGTTAAGGCATTCACGGGTTCTTCAGAATGTGGTAGATGGTTCTTCGAGGAATACCTTCCAGGTGATCCTCTGCTCCAAAAAATGGTTGACCGGTTAAATATTGACCGAACATCAGCCAATCTATCACACGAGTCCTTAAACCTGGTATTGGTTCCGAAGAGCTGGAAGATACAACGGCCGATTACGCCACTTACTTTACTTAGCTTATTTTATAGCTATGGAGTCGGTGGGCAAGTTGAACTTGCTTTACGTAACGAAGGATTGGATATTCGAAAGCTGCAAATGCGGCACTCGAAACTAGTCCGTAAGTTATCCGTTACGCGATCTTGCGCGACGGCTGACTTATCCAGTGCATCTGACTCACTTACTAGTGAGTTGTTAAACCAGATCCTGCCACGAGAGTGGTATTGCGCGATAAAGAAAACATTTTCCCATAAATTGTACTATAAGGGAACTCTTTATTACACATCATCGGTCTTACCGATGGGAAATGGTTTGACGTTTCCAGTAGAAACGCTCGTTTTCTATGTTTTGCTACGAGCATTGTCGGAACTTTCTGGAGTGAAGGGTCTCATCTCCGTTTACGGTGATGATCTTATCTACCCATCTAAGTTACACAAGTATGTTGTTCGGGTATTCCCTGAATTACGACTTGTTCTTAACTTAGACAAGACCTTTGTTAAGGCCCACTTCAGAGAATCCTGTGGTAGCGATTTCTATCATGGGGTTGATGTCCGTCCCTTTACACTAGGGGATGAACATTGTTTGCTTAGTCGCTCGAAGTACGTGGTTTTTCTGTATAAGACCTTAAATGGTCTTTTACGGAGATGGCCGAG